CTATTGATGGAGATGATGAACTTATTATACGAACTGAACTTAAAGGTGGGATGGGTAAGTATGGTCGCTTGCTTGGTTGGTTATATATTGGTGATGCGGAAGTATCGCTCAACGAACAAATGATTGACGAAGGGTACGCTTGGGGGTATGATGGTGGAACAAAACAAAAGAATTTTGAAGAACTTCGTGAAATACGAAGATCTTTCGGCACACTTATTGAATAACTATTATGAAAAGTAGAATGATTGAAGCTCTCAAAGCATCCGCTAATGGAGAGATTAAAAAACACCTAGTTAACATTGACGTTTACTTACACAATCCTGTAGGTATTGGTGAACACTCTAATATTATGGATGCTGTTACACAAGAACTAGATGGTATTTCTAAACAGCACGATAGGTTAGAAGTGCTAGAAAAATATGTAGAGGGTAGAGAAAAGAATAACTGTTTCAAATATTCATGAATGACGTTCTAGTTGCTATATACCTATTCTTTTTTGTAGCAGTATTTGGTGCTACATTTGCTTTTATGTGGAGACTATCTGGATCAGTATTAGCAGATATGGATAAGCAACCTAGAAGAAGAGCAAGACATCCTGAGATGCAAGATGTCAATGATGGAGAGGAATTGCTAGTCTTTAAAAAGTTAGAAGACCCTGACGATAAATAAAGTATGGCAACTAATGATGTATATCTTGGTAACCCGAACCTTAAGAAGGCAGGGACTGAGATTCAATTTACAAAGAAGCAAATACAAGAATGGGTCAAATGTAAAAAAGATCCAATATATTTTGCTACTCATTATATTAAAATCATTTCACTTGATGAGGGTCTAGTCCCTTTTGACATGTATGATTTTCAAAAAAGAATCTTACAGGACTTTCATGAAAACAGATTTAACATTGCTAAACTCCCTAGGCAAACTGGTAAGAGCACCACTGTGGTCGCCTATCTTCTTTATTATGCTATCTTCTACGATAGTGTTAACATTGGTATTCTTGCTAACAAAGCATCTACCGCAAGGGAACTTTTAGGTAGACTACAATTAGCATATGAAAATCTACCCAAGTGGATGCAACATGGTATTTTAGTTTGGAACAAAGGTAATGTTGAACTTGAAAACGGATCAAAAATATTGGCTGCTTCTACATCTGCTAGTGCAGTTAGAGGTATGTCCTTCAACATTCTATTCCTTGACGAGTTTGCATTCGTCCCTAACCATGTCGCAGAACAATTCTTTGCATCGGTATATCCTACTATTACTTCTGGTAAATCAACTAAAGTCATAATTATATCAACTCCTAATGGCATGAATCACTTCTACAAGATGTGGGAAGATGCTAGGAATGATAAGAATGATTATATAACCAATGAAGTACATTGGTCACAAGTGCCTGGCAGAGATGCCAAGTGGAAAGAAGAGACAATAAAGAACACATCCAAAAGACAGTTTGCACAGGAGTTTGAATGTGACTTTCTTGGATCTGCTGACACACTTATTAGTCCATCTAAACTACAATGTATCCCGTTCAATGACCCAATAGCAAGCAATGCAGGACTTGACGTTTTTAAGAGAGCAGAAGAAAATCACGAATATATTATTACTGTTGATGTTGCCAGAGGAATCGGTGGCGACTATAGTGCTTTCATCGTGTTTGATATCACCACTCTCCCGTACCAGATCGTTGCGAAGTACAGAAATAATGAGATTAAGCCTGTACTGTTTCCCTCGGTAATATTCCAAGTATGTAAGGAATATAGTAATCCCTATGTGTTAGTAGAAGTAAATGACATAGGAGATTCAATAGCAGCAACACTTAACTATGATTTAGAATATCCTAACGTACTCATGTGTGCCATGCGTGGTAGAGCAGGGCAGATAGTAGGACAAGGATTCTCAGGTAACAAGACACAGTTGGGTGTAAAGATGAGCATCACTGTCAAGAAGATAGGATGTTCTAATTTAAAAGCAATTATAGAAGAAGATAAACTACAATTCTGGGATTTTGATATACTACAAGAACTAACTACTTTTATACAAAAGAAGCAAGCATGGGAAGCAGATGAAGGTTACCATGATGATCTTGTTATGTGTATGGTATTGTTTGCATGGTTAGTCATGCAAGACTACTTCAAAGAAATGACTGATCAAGATATTCGCAGGAGAATATATGAAGAGCAAAAAAATCAAATTGAACAGGACATGGCTCCTTTTGGTTTTGTGGATGATGGTCTGGGCGATGACACTTTTGTAGATGCTGATGGATCTTTCTGGTATGGAGACAAGCAAACAGAAGTTGGATACATGCTACCCGATCTGTGAAGAAGAAAAAGAAATGCAAAAAATGGAAATGTTCAAAATATAAAGGAAAGAAATGTAACTGCGGTAGAATACTATGATGGATCTTGATAGTCAGTTTGAGTTAGAACATTTACTATTCAAAGATAGAAGATGTAGAACTTGCAATCAAGTCAAGAATCTACTGGAAGATTTCTACATGTCTAGAAAACAAAAGAAAGGATTGCCATCTGCATATTCCTATGAATGTAAAGACTGTACAATCAAAAGAATAGTAGCAAAAAGAAAAAGTAAAAAGAAAAATAGACCTAGACCTTTACCTCCATACTTAGCAGATTATCCAGACTGGTAGGGTGTTCGTGTGTTGTTTCCCCTCTTAAGACATTCAAAACTCTAAATAACTTTAGATAAAATTGATATCTTAAGAGGTAAAATTAAATGGCAAGTCAAGTCTCGCCTGGTGTTATTATTAAAGAACGTGATTTGTCCAATGCTGTTGTTGTTGGTTCTAGTGCCCTTCGTGGTGCTTTTTCTTCCACTTTTAGCAAAGGACCAGTAGGCAGTATTGTAAACATAGGTTCTGAAAGAGAACTAATAGAAGTATTTGGTACACCAGTAGAGTCTAATGCTGCTGACTGGTTAGTAGCATCTGAATTTCTACGTTACGGTGGACAATTAGCAGTTGTTCGTGCAACCACAGGAGTAGAAAACGCAACCAAATCTGGAACAGGTGTTCTAATTGCTGATGAAGCAGCATTTGATTCTGGAGTAACTAACGAAAAGTTTGCTGCTAGAGATGCTGGAACAGAAGGTAACAACTTAAGAGTTGTTATTGTAGACAAAGTTGCAGACGTAAAAATGACTAAAGCAACTGCTCATGGTCTTTCAGTTGGTGATCAACTTAGCGATGGTGCAACAACAGACCACGAAGTTACAGTTGTTATTGATGCTAACAC